GCTGTTTTTCGGTGCCATGCACACGATTCAGGAAATGGGCGGCATGCGTTCCGGTACCGGCTTTGCCAGCGCGTATCAGAACTGGGCGGCTGGCCGCAGCACCCAGCAGACCGCCGAGGCACTCAGCCAGCTCGGCCTGTTGAACAAAGGCGCGGTGAAGTACGGCAAGAACGGCCACATCACCAAGATGCTGCCCGGCGCACTGAAGAACCAGGCGTTGTACGAGACCAACCCCTTCGAGTACCTGATGAAGGAGGTCATCCCGCTGATCGATCCCAAGGGCAAGCTGACCGAGAACGAAGTGGTCAGCAAGCTCAACAGTTTGTTTAGCGCGCGCAAGGGTGGCGACCTGTTTGCCGGCATGTACATGCAGCGCGGCAATATCCAGAAACAGCTTGCGGCGTCGGCTGATTTTGAGGGCACAGATGCGGCGTACCAGCGAGCTGCAGATACCGCGCAGGGTCAGGAGGCCGAGCTGCTCGCGCAGAAGGCCAACCTCTACAAAGAACTGGGCACCACCCTGCTGCCGGTCTACGTGGGCGCGTTGCAGAAACTCGTCACCCTGCTGAAAGCCCTCACCGGCGCAGCACAACGTCATCCGGCGATCGCCAAAGGTCTCGCCCTGATGGCGGCCGGTTTCGGCGTCCTGATGGTCGCGGCCGGCGGCGTCATGATTGCGCTGGGTGGCCTGATCGGTCAGTTCGCCTTGCTGCGCTTTGCCATCGGTCGCGCCGGGCTGGGTGGGCTCGCGCGTCGGGGTGCCGGCGGTGAAGCCGCTGGCGTCGGTCTGCTCGGCCGTGTCGGCGTCGGCGCACGCGCCGCGATGCTGGCTATCACCGGCATCAGCATACCCGTACTGGCACTGGTCGCCGCCGTGACCGCGCTGCTGTTCCTCGTGGGGAAATACTGGGGGCCGATCAAGGCGTTTTTCGTCGGCCTCGGCCAGGGCATCCGCGATGTCGCCGGCCCCGCCTTGAGCGAGTTAGGCCAAGCGCTCGCACCGCTGAAGCCGGTATGGGATGCCCTCGCGATCGCCATGGGCGCGGTGTGGCGCGGGATCACCCAGCTGTTCACACCCTTCGAGGCCACCAAGGAGCAACTGGCCGGCGCCACCGCCAACGGCGTGAGCTTCGGCCGCGTGCTGGGTGAGGTGCTCATGAGCGTCATCACGGGGGTCACGTGGCTGGCCAAGGGCTTCACCGCCGTCGGTACCGCGATCGGCACGGCCGCCGGCTGGATCGTCGTCCATGGGGGTCAGTTAATCGACTGGCTGGGCAGCACCTGGTCGACTGTCAGCGAGGCGATCAAGGCGCCCTTCGTCACCGCGTTCCAATGGATCTCCGACAAGATCGACAGCTTCATGGCGAAGTGGCGCGCGCTCAAGGCCAAGCTGGGCCTCCACGACGATGCTGCCGTGGCCGCCGGGCTGCACTGGAACACCGGTGCCGACGACGACGTCAAGCCACCGGCGCGCTTCACCCTGGACAACCGGCCACCACTGCGTGCCGGCGGCACGGGGGCAACGGTCACCAACAACCACTATCCCATCAACGTCACCGCGGCGCCGGGACGCGAAACCGATGCGGCCAAAGCGGTCTCGGCCGAACTCGATCGGCGCGAACGTGCCAAAGCCGCCGCCCGCCGCAGCCGCCTCGGCGATACGGAGTAACCCATGCTGATGTGCCTTGGCCAGTTCGTCTTCCAGCTGTCGGATCTCGCGTACAGCGAGCTGCAGCGCTCCACCGCGTGGCGACATGCGGCCAACAGTCGTGTTGGTGCGCGTCCGGCGCGGCAGTTCGTCGGGCCGGGCGACGACACCATCACGCTGTCCGGTGTGCTGGCGCCAGAGGTTGCCGGCAAGTTGGAAAGCCTGGATACCTTGCGCCGCATGGCCGATGCCGGTGACGCCTACGCCATGATCGACGGCGCCGGCCGTGTGTTCGGCGCATGGGTGATCGAAACACTGTCCGAGGGTGGCAGTGCGTTCACGCAGGACGGCATCGCGCGCCGCACCGACTTCAGCATCGGCCTCAAACGCAGCGACGATATGCTGGTGTCCAGCGCACCACCGGGCAACGGCGCCACCATGGCGACCATCGACGGCAGTGGCAGCGGTGCGAGCCATCTCGCATGACGAGCAGCAACCCGCAGCCGCGCTGGAAGGTCACGCTCGACGGCCGCGACCTTACCGCAACCCTGATGCCCCGCCTCGTCGGACTGGCCGTCACCAGTTGTCGGCAGGACACCGCCGACCAGCTCGACATCACGCTCAGCGACCATGATGGCCAGCTGGCGTTGCCGCCCACCACCGCGACGTTGCGTGTGTGGCTTGGCTGGGATGACAGCGGCCTCACCGACAAGGGCAGCTTTGTCATCGATGAGCTGGAGCATGCCGGCACCCCCGACGTGATCGTGATGCGTGGGCGCAGTGCCAACTTGCGCAGCGATCTGCGTCAGCAGCGCGAGCAGAGCTACAGCGACACTACCGTCGGCGCGATCGTCAATCTGCTCGCTGGCCGCAACAAGCTCACCGCGCGCTGCCACCCGGATCTGGCGACCATGGTCATCGATCATATCGACCAAACCAACGAGAGTGATATCAACTTTCTGACGCGGCTCGGCAAGCGCTATGACGCGGTGGCCACGATCAAGTCCGGCGCACTGATCTTCTGCCCGATCGGTCAGGGCACCACGGCCACCGGCCAGCCGCTGCCCACCGTCACACTGACCCGCGCGCAGGGCGACCAGCACCGTTACCACGTCGCCGACCGCAACGCGTACAGCGGCATCCGTGCGCTGTACGACGACACGCGCAGTAGCAAGACGCGGGACGTGCTGGTGGGTGTCGACGACGGCAAGGGCGTCAAGACGCTGCGCACGATCTACGCCACCAGGAGTAATGCAATGCGCGCCGCGCGCAGCGAGTACACGCGGCTACTACGCGGCACGGTGACGTTCAATGTCACGCTCGCCCGTGGTCGCGCGGATCTCTATCCCGAAATGCACGTCACCGTGCGCGGCTTCAAACCGGAGATCGATGCGGTGGACTGGATCATCGTCAAGGCCGAGCAGTTGCTCGGCGATGCCGGTTTCGTCACCCAGCTGGAGCTTGAGCATCGCGACGCCAAGAACCCGCCGGACAGCGACGTATGATCCGAAAGAACGGCCGGTAGACCGGCGGCGCGCGCTGCGTAGACACCTGCCACGCCAAGCCGTTGTGCAGAGTTTTACTTGGGCAGCTTGTTTAGTTCAACATTTCGCTCGTTTCCAACGTTTTTTCGCTATATGCATATGATTTCATAGTAGCTAGCACATTGCTGTCAGATCGTATCTCAAGCAACTGAAGATCCCGTTCCTGCCTTGCAAGTTCTCGCTGCACAATGAAGTGCGAAAGAATTCGGCTTTCAGATTCGGCGTGCCCAGTTTGTATGTCGAGATCGCGAATAGCAGCTTGGTCGCTAGCCTCGTACGCTCGTCGTGCAGACCAAGCTGCCTCTTGATCACTTGAATCCTTTAAGCAGCGAATTGTGTAAGCGATCGAGGCAACTGCATCATCAGCATAGACATGAAAGGGAGCCCAGTGATCGACTTCTTCAGGAAGCAAAGCCATTATTTCATTCAACAATACGTTCCAATCGATAGGCACGACGTTGGAGGCTAGAGACGCGCATAACTTTTCAACTATTTCAATAGCTACATACCGGACGTCTGGACAAAAGCGCCCAGAATATTCTTCCCAGGCCGCTAGCTGGCGCGTAGCACAGCACAAAGAAAATGTCGCTTTTGAAACTGCTGGCAGCAGCGAAAGCCGCTTGATGATCAACGACTCATCGAACCTTAAAAATTTCGTCAATTTGTAGCCACTCTGCTGATCTAAGTCCCGTCAAAGGCCCGTTAGATTAAAAAATCTAACTTGATCTATTGAGTGCTGATACGGTTAGACAAATTTTGCAAGCAAAATACACAATTTGTGCATAATCATTCCCAAAAAAACCGTTCTCATTAGAAAATGATTGATTTCCTATTGTTGCAACTAAAGGCATGTTATTTCCACAGGAAACACAAATTTTCGACGAATTATCTGCATCAACAAGAAAAGGGCTTCCGCCAAAATGATGAGCTGGCGTTGATAACTTTTTCGTAATCTCATCTTTAAATTTGTAGTCCACACCGCACCCGGGACTGTTTAATTTATCTATGACGCTTTGCTCATAATCTGTGACTTGCTTTAAGTCAAATTCAATAGGAGGAAAGAAAACAGGATAATTTTGATATGGAAAGTCGTCATCCGGACCGCCGCCATGTCCATACTCAAGAATTTTTATCGAACCATCTTTATATTGGTATGTGAAGTCAGCTTCAAATATATTGCAAGTCCAAGAGTATAAAAAATTAATTTCAGGCAGCGGCCAATTATCATCCAGATTTATCTTTCCCCCAAGCGTTAGTTTTGCATGCTGAATTAGAGGAATGCCCGTATTTGGAGAGACTGCGCCAGCCAATCCGCATGTACCGCCGATTGTAACTTCACCACCAAGATGTAGTCCGCTTAATACATAGCCTCTGCTCATTTTTGGTTTAAAACTCCGCTGACATTCAACGTTAAAGCACCAGAGGATCAACTAATTCAGGCTCTAAGAGTGTAGGCCTTAAAATCGCTGGATTTTGAACCGGAACTTCTGGCAATGGCGCCTGCTCATTTGGCATGGTTAGCGGTTCGCCCGATGATATTTGTTGATTAAAATTTGAAATTTCAGGAACACTTCTCAAGTAATCTAAGAAATCCTGCGCCGTTTCCTTACTCATGTTTTCTACATCAGATTTATTTGCCTTGCAAAATTTATCCCATGCTTTACGTGCAATTCTATTATAAGCAGCATGAGGTTTATTCCATCCATGGGGGTTTGCCGGCTTAATCACTGCCTCATCCCATAGTTTTGAGGCGTTTTTAGAAAGATTACTTAAACCTCTCCAGACAGATTGAGGGAACTCATGGTGTCCGGGCGTGACAAGTCCCAATGGGTCCACGTAATCAAGAGGATTGCTATTTACGTAGCCAAACGTGCTAAAGCCGCCATTGAGTCCCGTAGGATCAGACTCACAATAACGCCCCGTGGCGGGTTCGTAGCAATCCCGGAAGCCGTTGCTGGCTAGTCCGGATTCTTGATCGTAATACTGGCCGGGATACCTCAGATTGAGCACGTAACCCGTGGTCGATGTCGGCGCGACCTCTCCAAACGGATTAGCGACGTAAGGCCACGACCAGATCGTCGTCCCCGCACTGTTGCTCACCGCCCGTGGCGTGCCCAGTTGATCGGCGGTGATGTAGTTGACCGTGTTGGTCGTGCCGACGATGTCGACCGTAGCGACCGGAATGTCGCCCAGCCAGATCGTGTCTCGGTGGCTGCTGTAGGTGTATTCGCCGATCAGATGGCCTTGCTCGTCGTAGGCAAAACGCTGGGTAAGCGCGGCCGGCGCCGTGGCTACCTTCTGGATGCGCTGGCCCATTGCGTTGTAGGTGTAGGTGCCGACCGTCGATCCGCTAGCCTGCACCACGGTGAGGCGGTTACGCCCGTTGTAGCCGTAGCCCCAGGTCTGCCCGGCGCTGGTGCTCGCGGTGGTGTTGCCGTTGGCGTCCGCCGTGCGCGCCGCGTTGCCAATGCTACTGAGCTGATGGGTGCCGCTCGTATACGCATAGGTGCCGACATCAAGACCACTGCCCGTCTTGGTCAGACGATCGCCGGTCTCGTTATAGGTCAAGCCTTCGATCGATGTGGTGCCATCGGTAATGCCCGTCAGGCGATACAGCGGATCGTAGCTGTAGGTTTCGGTCGCTGGACTAGCGCCGGCGGCATTTCCCTCGGCGGTGATATTGCCCATCGGATCGCGCGCGAAGTGCAGATTCAGCGCTGGGCTGGTGAGGTCGCTCAGCGCGTAGTTGGCGTCGTAGCTACGCGTGACCAGCTGACCGTTGCCCAGGGTGTAGCGCAGCACCGGACCGAACGGCAGGTAAGCGACATCGCTGACGAGGATGGTGTTACTGCCGCCCGAGGGCGTGGACTGCACACTGCTGACCTGGCCGTCGGCGTTGTAGAGATCGTAAACCGAGGTGCCATCCGGACTCAGGATAGTGCGCAGGCGATCACCGGGCGAATAGGTGTATTGCGTGGTGTTTGTGGCGCTGGGCGTGATCTGCTGCTTCTGGATGACGTTGCCGTGCGTGTCGTAGCAATAGATCGTGGTAACGGCGTTCTCGATGACACGCGTGAGGCGGCCGACCGGGTTCGAGGTCGGGCAGCCGGTGACACTGTTGGCCTCGTCGTAGGTGTAGCTGACGTTGAGGGTAGTGTCGGCGTAGGTGGTGGCGCTGGGGCGATCGAGCGCATCGTAGGTCGAGGTGCTCACCACTCCCTTGGCATCAGTGTGGGTCAGCCGGTTACCGGCCGCATCATAGGTGTCGGTGCTGGTGCCGGTGTCGGGGCTTTGCAGGGCAGTCCGGTTGCCCAGGCCATCGTAGGTGTACGTGGTGGTGAGGCTGCTGGGGTCGGTGACACCGGTGAGGCGATCCAGGGCGTCATAGCCGAATTTACTGGTGGTGTTCGGGGTGAGGCTGTCGGTGCCGTTGTAGTCATCGATGGTGCTGGTCAGGCGGTCCAGCGCATCGTAGCCCTGCTGCCGCTGGATGCTGTTGGCATCGACCGAATGCACCAGGTTACCGTTGCCATCGTAGTTGCCGCTGGCGCTGGCATTGAACACGGTGTGGTTGAGGCCGTCGATGACGTCGACGAGCTGACCCAGAGTGTTGAACTGGCGCGTAAACGTGCGCCGCACGCCGTTACCGCTGTCAAAGGCCTGTTCCTTGATCCGGTTGCCGGCCGCATCGAGCGTGTACACCAGATAGGCGCCCATCGCATCCTTGATCTGGATCAGGCGGTGGGCGGTATCGTAACTGTAGGTGGTGGTGATGTTGTCGGGATCATTGACGGTCGCCACGGCGCCGTAGGGTGTGTAGGTGATCGTGGTGGTAGCACTGCCCACGCTGCGGGTATGCAGCCAGCCACGCGGGTAATAGGTGAAGGTCGTGACGACGCCATTGGCATCCTGCTGACTCAGCACGCGACCGGCACCGTCATAGCTCAAGTACGTGGTGGTGTGGCCCAGCGCATCGGTGGCGGACTGGAGGTCGCCGTGCTTCGACGTGCTGCTGTCGGTGAGGTAGTAGGTGTAAGTGGTGGTCTGGGTCAGATCGGTGCGCGGGCCGGTGGCGGTGAGCAGCAGGCCGACAAGGGGGCACTGGGTGGTATCCACGGCGGTGCAGTAGGTGTAAGTGGTGCGGCGTACGCCCGCCGGGACGGTACCGGTGGCGGCGCAGGTGTAGGACGCGGCAGCGGCGACAGTCGGGTCGATGTCGCAACGCGCTTGGGTCTGGCCGACGGCGTTGTAGACCCAAGCGGTTGAGGCGACAGTAGCACCGGACGCGTTGAGTACGGTCTGGGTCAGCGGCACGCGTAGCGTGTTATTCCATATCGTCGTCGTGGTGCGTTGGGCAGCCGTGCCGGAGGCATCGACTTCCGTGCCCAGCAGGCCGTTGCTGCTGTACGTCGTCTGGGTGACATTGCCGTTCCAGTCCGTCACCGTGTTGGGATAGCCGTTGGCGTCGTAAGTCTGGGCGGACCAGGGCTGGTTGCAGGCGTCGCCGCAGGGCGCCGAGCTGCCGCTGACTTTGAGTGCGCCGAGCGTGTTCTGGTAGCCCAGGTTGCTCACGGCACCGAGCGGCGTGGTCAGCGTGGCTGGCGTGACGCCCGTGGAGGTACTGGTCGTGCCGTAGACAATGCTGGTCAGATCAATGCCAGCACCGGCAGCACCGCGGTATTCCGACGTCGCCCAGCCATTGCTGTTGTAGGTGGTGCTCTCGTAACGCGCGTTGGATTCGTCGATCGTACCGGTGAGGATACCTGGCAGATTGGTCCCGCCGGTGAGCGCGGATTCGTTGTAGGTGTACTGGCGGGTCTTGCCGTCCGGGTATTGAACCGAGGTCAGATCGCCACTCGTGTCATAGCCATAGGTCAGCACGCCGCCATCCGGCTGAGTCACCGTCGCCAGTTGGCCGGCGCTGGTGTAGGTGAAGTTGAGTGCGCGCCCCTGCGGGTCAGTCACCGTAAGCAGCAGATTTGCCGAAGGTGCGACCGAGGCCGGTGTGCTGGCCGTGCTGTCGGTGAGCGTGGTGACTTTGCCATCGGGGTCGGCAATAGATTGAAGCAGACCGGCGGCGGAGTACTGCTCGATCTGGCGCGTGGCGGCGACGAACAATGCATAGCCCGTCGGGCTGCCGCTAGTATTGTCTTGCTCGTTTAGGCTGTCGGAGACATCGGCATCAGCGGTCCAAGCGCCAGTGCTTTGCTTGGTGAAGGTCCTAAAGCTCCCATCCGGCCGCAGCGTATTGATCTGGGTAGAGCTGACGAACTGTAACGATCGATCGAACGAATGGCGCCACGTTGTGCCCAGCGACGTTGAATTGTTGGCACCGAGACTGTTGTAGAAGCGCCGGACAGTCAGCCAATCGTTCGGAGCATCGTAATCGGTTTCCTGCTCGAACTTGTTACCGGTGGCGGCATTAATCGGCTTCCCCTTGAGCGACGAACCCGGGGCCGGACCACCTTGATGACCGTTGCCGCCATCGCAATCGCAGCCACCGGTGTTTTTGCCGATGTCATAGAGATTAGGCGTCGCAAAAATGTAGGTGATAGCGTCATATTCCGCACTTGAGCAGTAAAAAAGGCTGCCCACGTACCGATAAGCCGCCATAAACTCTGTGGATCCCACTGGCGCGGGCGGGTTATAGATATAAGGGTCCAGGAGACAACTTGCCGTTCCAGGGCCATATTGAGCAATCATTCCGGCTTTGACTCCGCTCATCGCCGCTTGGTAGGTGGGGTAATACGTCTCGCCGTTCACTCCTCCAGGGCCTCCTGCGTAGCCACTTGTCAAATATGGCGCACCGTAGCCATTGGTCTGGGCGTGAAGTGCACCTCCTGGCAGCACCCAGCCAAGCTGCAGAAACATACCCAGAAAAAGCAGGATCAAACGGCGTACGACGACGTTTCGCCTAACTTGGGTGTTCATCCCTGACATATCCCTCTCCCTGATCGCCATTGCGGCGTTTAACTATGGCTCGCGGATGTCGCGAGCGCCCCTTCTGAAAAAGTTTATAGCAGCGTTGCAAGACAATTTTCTTGCAAAAGCTTTTACACCCACTCATACAACTTATAGCAAATGCCTGACGTAAGAGTGTTGCGCGTCGTCACGTAGGTGCATACCTACACATGTAAAAAAACAACGCCGACTGAAAAACCTAGCATTGACTTAGACGTCTATTTATCCGTTCTTGCTTCGCGCTGAAACCCACTCCGCGTATTCGGGTATGGACCGTGCCAGCTGCATTTCCAGCCATACCTTTTCGTCGGCGCTGCGGGTCGTATCCCAATGCGTGAAAAACCCGAGCATTCGCTGCACGCGATCATCGGCAGCGCTTCCTTCATGCATCGGATAGGTCGTGGGCGCGCCATCCATGCTGCCGACACCGAGCAGTAGCCAGTCCAGGCTGATGCCCTTGCGTTTTGCAAGAATTATGCATTCCTCATAAGGCACCTTGTCGCGCGAGCGCCAGCCGCTGACGGCGCTGGTTCCGTACCCGAAATGGGCTCCTAGCGCGATATCCGTGCGCACACCTACCACTTCTTGCATACGGTCGATGACCGGCCCTGCGTTCAGTTCGGCCATCATCTCTCTCCTGCATTTTGCGTAAATTCAGCAAATGTCGTATTGCAATCACGCAAATTGCGTGTAATCTGCGGATTGTGTAACCCATTCGCAGAACTGTACCCCATCTCCATGGCGCAAAAACCTCCCGTCGTATACGCGCCTCGCGGCGTCGTACGGAAACAGATCGCGCTGCGGCTGCTCGCCCCCGAGCTGGCCAAACACGAATCCCTGGCAGAACAGACTGGCAGCTCCAGCGCCTCGTTCGCCCGCCAGATGTACCTGCGCGGCATCAAAAGTTATGAGCGGGCCGTGGCTGTTCGTCACGCGGCTTGCGGAATGAATACGACCACGGGAGTGAATAACGCATGACTCATGCAGCGCAACATCTTGCGCCAAAGCATCGCGAGAGCCGTTTCCGCGTGCGTTGCCCGCACTGCGACAGCTTCGCCCGTGCTCGCAGTAGTAAGCAGCTCACGCCCATCTACCGCGAGGTGCGCTTCGAGTGCACCAACGACGCCTGCGGTCACGTCTGGCTGGCCGGGCTGGAAACGCTGCGCACCTTGTGCCCCAGCGAACAGCCAAACCCCGAGATCGACATCCCGCTCACCGTCGCGATGCCGACAGCGAGCGTGGAACCCGCAGCCCCCGCCACAGCCGCCGGCTAAGCCGGCACCCATTGCCTACGGAGAGAGAGACCATGGCCCATTCCATACTGCACACCGCCGCCATCGGCTACCTGCTCGCCCATCAAGGTGAGCATCTGCACCCCGACCGCCATCGACTCGTCGGTCGCTGCGCTGACCATCTGATGGAGTCCGGCATCAGCCGCGACACCGCGACCACCATATCGCTGCAAGCGCTCGGCGAAGTGCAGGCGCGCGCCACCTTGGCGCACGTCGATATGACCCGCTCGACCAGTTACGCCGTATTCGTCGTTGATCCGGTCAGCAGGAAAACCGTCTGTTTTACTGCCGCCGACCTCGCCCGCTATGGCGCCGAGCAGGCTGAAATGACGGCGGCCTCCGCCTCGACCAAGCACTGACAAACATCCAACGGGAGAGGCACATTGTTGGTCAAC